CCAGGAACCCTGGTCTACTGTTGTGTGGGCATCCCAGACTGAGAGCTCCCTCTCAGTCCGTCAACTGGCTCTCTAGGCACTTGCAGAGAGAGCTCCCAACCCGCACCTTCTCGCGAAGGCCGGCCTTCGGCACGACTTGCCTCGTCCCCACCCCCTACTCGAGATCCCCCAACCCTGTCAAGGGTGCTCCACCAGCCCCCGCATTCGCAGGAGCGAGAGAGGTGGATGCTTGCGGAGGAGAGGTCGCTGTATGAGGATGGTGGTAAGACTCACGGCTCTACTGGCCACAATCAGTAAACCCCCACCGGCGCGGTGCGCCATTCCTGGCCAAGGGACCACTTCCCAAGTTCTAGTCCTCAAACACTGAAGAGCCATAAGCGGCAAGCTCTCTAAGGACTAGATCTTCTCTTATACTGACGTAATCTGCAGGCAGAAAACGCAGTTCTTCTTCTCCCCTACGCGCGGACACCTTTAATGCCCTCAGCTGACTAAGGTAGGTCAACCGAGACCAGGGCTTTACAGCCCTGTACGCGTAGGTCCGACGTACACAGCCCACCGACGGTCTGTATACGTCCCTCTTCCTCCCCCCCTCCCGACCGAAAGCCCATTGGTGCAGGAACATGGCTATCTGTTCGTCGGGATCTAGCTGTCTCCGGACAGCCAGAAGCAATGTGGAAGGCTCGTTGGGAGCCTCCGGAAGACAGGTAAAGTGCCTGTTCCACATTGACCTACACCGCTCATGAGCGACGTAGGACTTCGGATTCAACCGAAGCTGGGTAGGGAGGAAACCCCATTTCTTACCGATTCTGGACCTGATGAACGCATCAGTCCATGCAACTGACCCGGCGACCGCTTTGGAAGCGTGTAGCATCCCGGGATAATCGGTAAGAAAACCACCTCTGCGTAGGTGACGTATCTCACGCCACCTACCCTCTCTCCCTTTCAGAAACGCGGTCGAGTTGATCTCTACAACCGTTTCTGATCGAATTGTCTTCAGATCATTTAACTTGTACCCGCTAGGGTAATCTGACAACTCGAGATAACGGTTAGACGATACCATGGTATCGTCACCGTTAACAAGGACAATCCCTTCTTCCCCGCGGAGCGCCCAACGCGCTGCGAGATAAGAGTGAAGGGAAAGGAGAGGAAAGCAGAGGTAACTCCCCATCATCTGTCCGTGCGATACTTCCCTTTCCTCACCGCCACAATCAACCAATGGGCGGAGCGACTGAAACGCGCGTACGCGTAACGGTCCGGGAATCTTGCGACTCTTACTAAGTAAAGAGCCAAGTATCGCCTCTGTCACTTCAAGCGACAGGTTGTCTGAGGCGCTTACCAAATCAACTGAGGTTTGGCAAGGGTAAACACAGGCAGATGAAATTTTCTTCTCCGTTGGTGGTCCGACAAGGCGCCATCGTTGCCGCATGAGATGGGCTTCGATAGTCTTGTGCAAAGGAGCTAGCACTTCGGTGGTCTCGTCATAAATGACGAGAGGCCTGCACTTGCCAGCACTAAGCACTTCCTTGTACCGGGCTCGAATAGGCTGATCGATCGGAATAGATCGGCCCGTCAAGCACTGACAACGGAAATCTTTTCCTTTACCGCGATAATGATGGTCAGCTCGTTTCGCTGTCATTCTCGCGGTCGGGTTCGGTACATGACGCCAGACAAAATCGTCATAATTCCGGTCCCAACCCAAAGGAAAGATACGAGATACTTCACGTCGAACGAAACGTAAGTACTCGGGAGAAGAGGAGGGGGGTGTTGAGAATGCGTTCTGTTCCCAAGCAGAACGCACGGATGGCGTATGCTGACGGCAACCCTGAGGAAGGTTGCGCTTAATTGACGCGATAGAATGGGCTAGTTCCCATCGCTCGTGTTTCAGCAAACGCATCAAGGGAAGAAGGCCGTCAGAGCCCCTAGAACGACATTGTCTTCTAGGGAAGCTGACGCTCGCCCTCTTCTTCCCTTGAAGGAGAAGATAAGAGAGATACTTGTTAAGATCCTTAACTTGAAGATCCGGTAACTCAGATGTAGGAATCCTATATCTGATCCGAATGAGCTTCAAGCCGTTGGAAATGGTCTCTCTTGTGTCGAAGGCGCTGCGCAAGCAGGTTCGACACGTTTGAGCTTCGGAACCAGTGTTGGGTTTAACCGAAGCAGCGGTGCACGTTGTACGAAGACGTGTGCCAGACCTTGTCATGGTAATACTTGTTAGTAGCCAGGTGACAGGGGGATCCTTTAAC